AGGAGCGCATCATTGATATTGCAGATGAAGAAGGAACTTCTGTAATGTCTGTTCTGAAATCATCAAATTACTTCTCATAAACAAACCACTACTAAAGGAGCACATCATGGAAAACAGTTACCCAAATGCCACAACATTTGCACCACTACCGAGTGAAGACTTGTGGAAAACGACAGTTGAGAACTTGTGGAAAGTCATTCACGGTTTGGAAAAACGGGTTGGAGAAATGGAAGATGCACAAGAAGACTTTATCTACAACGCAAAGAACACAATTGACGATCAGATTGAAAGCGAGTTGTCTGACAAGATTGATTCTGAATTGGATATGAAGTTGAAGGATCTTGTTGTTGAGTGTGTTGAAGAAATCAATTGGGACAGTCAAATTGTTCAGGTTCTTACTTCAACAAATACGTTGGAAGAGTTGATGATCAACGGAGACTTCGGAGTAATGGTTGAAAAACTTGCACGACAAGTTGCTGAAGATGTAGTGCAAAACTCTGTAATGCCTGCAATCTCTCACCCAATCGTTCTTGCCTTTGATAAGACCGTGGGACAGTGGAGCAAGATTGGTTAGTCAGTAAACACACGTTAGTTCCGGAGCCCCAGTCATATGGCTGGGGCTCTTGTGCTGTATGGCTCAGATATTTATGTTTTGATTAAGTTGCTTTATGGGACGTGACGTGCTTATAATGAGATCCTCAACCAATAAGACCTACGGGTCGGAAAGATAAAAGGTAATAATCATGAGCGCAGAAACAAGCAAGTGGCTCAACACAATGACCTTGATTGGCAATGTGTTGAAGCGTGGCAAGGCATGGCACTGGCGTGCAGAGGATCAGGGCGATGAGCCAAACTCTTACGATGGATTCATTCCAGTGGAAGATGTTCGGCGCAGGCTTTTCAACTTTGAGGCTGTGTCACGTCCAGTGTTCCAGCAAACCGCAGACGGTGCATTCCGTCAGATTGAAAACACACAAGCAATCGTGCACGGTACAGATGGCAATGTGTTCGGCGTAGTGTCGGATCGTTATCAGATCCACCAGTACGGCGAAGTGTTGTTGGACAACCTCAACCAAATCATTGACTCATCGGAACTCGGTATTGACTCCGCAGGTCTGTTGTCAAAGTCTGCACGTGGCTGGGTTCAGATTTCAGTGCCTGACTCGGTGACATCATCGGCAGGCTTTGAGTTCCGCCCAACATTGCTCGCAACCACGTCACATGATGGAAAGAATCAAACCATCATCAAGCGTGTGATGCAGGCAGTGGTGTGTGACAACACTCTTGCAATGGCTCTCGGTGAAGAGGGTCAGCAGATCAAGTTCCGCCACAGTGGAAACTCAATGGGAGATCTCACGTCCGTTCGCAATGCTTTGGACATCGTGTTCAAGACTTCGGATGACATGTTGGTTGCTCTTGAAAAGTTGAGCGCATGGGCAGTCACTGACAACCAATTCACTGCATTGGTTTCGGATCTCTTCCCAATCAACTTGGCAGAAATCATCACACAAGATGAGGCTGGCAAGATGATCACTGTCAAGACATCCACACCTGACACACGCTCGGCTGGCAAGCAGAATCCAAAGCGTGATCTGTTAGAAAACTTGTGGAGGGATGACCCACGTGTCACCCCGTGGAAGAACACAGCACTCGGTGTTGTGCAGGCAACCACGACATTCCACCAGCACTTCAGTGGTGGCGATAAGAATCGCTACAACCGCAACTACTCACGCCTGCTCTCCAATGCTCAGGCTGACTACGACAAGATGGTGCTGGAAAGGCTGACCTCGGTCTGCTCCTAGTCCCATCAAGGTAAGTGAAAGAGCCCCAGTCACATGGCTGGGGCTTTTTCATGTAAAAAAACCTGTAATGTCCTTGCAGAGGTATTCCAAACCGATATCTTGATGTACACCAACCAACCGAAAGGAAATAGAAATGGAAATCAAAGATTGTCCACGTTGTAGTGAACCAATCCCAAATCGTGAGTTTGCCGGAATGTATGCAGGTGCAATTTCACGAGTAGATAACACAACTGAGATTTGCTCCGAGTGTGGAGTCATTGAAGCGATGATTGAGTTCGCAGGTCAGTACCCGTTCCGATTCACCGATCAACTCGTACAGGCAGTTCTCAACTCGGGCTTTGCAGATCTTTACCCACGTTGGATTGAAGTTGCGATTGACAAGGATTACACAACTGACTTTCATCCGAAGGGTTTCAGTGATGAGTTCATTGATGTTGAAACTGAATACTTCACTTCACGCTTGTCACGCCGTGACATTGTGCGTGGAGTGAAATATTCAGCGATTGAAGATGAGCAGATTCGCAAGATGTGGCGGGATGGAGTTCGGACTGAAATGTATTTCTTCACTCAGTCAATGGGCGATGTAATCATGGAGAAGGCTTGCCAACTCAAATGGGAAGAGGAGCATGAAGACCTGATGTATCCGAATACCATGGAGCGTTGGACTCAGGATGGCACTCAGCGCATCAGTTGATAAAAACCTGTAATGCTCTTAGAGCCCCAAGCCTCATGATCGGAGGTTTGGGGCTCTTTGCTGTTTGAGCCCAAATTGAGTAGTTGTATTTCCATTGCCATCGGACATATGCTGGGCTTACCAACCAAAATGAAATGGAGAAGTTATGTCAGATAATCCTATGTCCGAAAAGCAATTGTCATTCGCCGTGTCACTCGTAATTGAACGGGCAGATCTGTTGGGCATTGACCCGACTACGACATCGGCAAGTGAGTTCATCTTTGCAAAACAAGCCACGTACACATCCAAAGATGCCAGTGCATTGATCAACATGCTGTTGGCTGTGCCAGTGCCGAAAAAGGTAGATCCAATTCAGCAGGAATCTTTGACTAATGCCGGAATTGCGAATGCTGATCGGGTGATTGCAAATAAGTATGCGAAGCCTTGTTTCGCTTGCGGTCATGACGTGGATGCGAATGCAGGTTACGCATGTCAGGTGAACACTAAGTGGTTCACGATCCATCGCAAGGGTTCATGCATTGACCCCGTCAAGGATGGATCGCACTCACATAATCGCATTGAGCAGTTGGTGAACAGCAGTGTGAAGTCACTGCGTTACCTCACCGCCGAAGGTGCAGAGTATTTCTTCGCTTTCAAGTCACATACAGGCAACAATGATCTTGACTTCTACGGTCTGATCAAGTCACACCGCAAGGGCGGAACAGTGTGGGTGCTGAAGCGTGTTCTTGGTGGAGCATTGTCTGACAGTGACTTGTCTGCGAACTCACCAGTGATGTCACTGGTGGAGGCAGAACGTGTGATGACGTTGCTTGCCGACTTGAGCCATGAGGACTTCGCGGAATGCCAAATGGCATTCGCAAATAACTTGGGCAGGTGCTTCTGCTGTGGAAGGACACTCACCGATGAGCGCAGTCGCCAAGTAGGCATGGGCAGTGTCTGCGAAGAAAAGTACGGGAGCACCGCTTTAGCCCTGTGGTGAATCGGGCCATGCGAAGCCCCAGTGCATCACCTCCGATGCATTGGGGCTTTTTTTATTGCTCAAAATGTCTGTAATGTCCCGTCAAATCCATTCCAAACCGATAAGATCAGCACCATCTATTCAACCAATGAAAGGCTCACCATGTCACAAGTATCCGCTCTGCAAAATCTTCAGGAGTTCATGAAGAATGCACCACTCACCAAAGTCAAATTGTCAATGCCACCGTTGGCACAACCACTGTTAGATCACCAAGTGACTGGTTGTCAATTTGCATTAGACAATCGCACCGTGTTGATCGCTGATGAGCAGGGCGTTGGTAAGACAGCAACTGCGATTGCCATCGCAACAGCATCTGTAAATGCAGGCATGACTCCAGTGTTGATTGTCGTACCACCGTCCATGCGTTTGCAGTGGGCTCGTGAGTTCGCAAAGTTCTCACCAACAGTGAGTGTCCATACGATCACTGGAACAAATCCTGTCAAACACAAAATCACTGAATTGCCCAAGGCAGATGTGTTGCTGATTGGTGATGCATCACTGGCTGGATGGAAGAACTTACTGAAGCACAACGTTGCTGGAATCATCGTGGACGAGTGTCAGCGCATCAAGGGTGGCAAGCGTGCGAAACGTAGTCAAGCGTGCGTTGAAATTGCCAAGACAGTCTCAACCTCCGGAATCCGTGTTGCCATGAGTGGAACACCGCTCGTGGCTCATCCGATGGAATTACTCCCAGTCGTAGAGATGCTGGATCGTGGAGCAACCTTCAAGGGTGGCATCAATGGTTTCATCAACCGCTATGCACCGAAGATTGATGCATTCGGAAGTCGTGGTGCGGCTCACGTCAAAGAACTGCATGATCTGCTCACGGGCTCATTCATGATCCGCCGTGTGCGAAGTGAAGTGCTCACACTCCCGAACAAGGGACGTACACAAGTCACGATTGAGATGGATGAGAAGCGTGTTGCGAACTACATCGCATGCGAAGAGAATCTCATTGAATGGATTCGCAATACCAAAGGCGAAGTACGTGCTCAGAAGGCGATGCTCGCTGAGGCATTGGTTCGCATTAATGAACTTCGCCACATCTGTGCAATGGGCTCAGTGAAGCCTGTGATCAAGTACGTGGAGAATCTGCTGGACGAGGATGAGCAGGTGTTCATGAGCACCAACTTCAAGGATGAAGCCGATGCATATTTCGCCCACTTCGCAGAATCCCACAACGCTGTTCGCATCGTAGGTGGAATGACTGACAAGGCAAAGATGGAAGCAGTGGATGCATTCCAGAGTGGGCATGCACGTGTCCTGATTGGCAACGTGCAGAGTGCCGGTACGGGCATCACGCTCCACTCCGCACGTCACCATGTGTCCTGCTCACTGTCGTGGACATCGGCTGATCTGCTTCAAGTGGAGGATCGCATCAATCGTTTCGGGCAGACCCGTGAGACTGTTTCGCACATCATGGTTGCTGGCATTGAGGGCATGACAACGATGGACGAGAAGATGCTCATGCTCATTGAGGCGAAGAACAAGGTCATGATCGGCGTGCTGGAGGGCACGAGCAATGATCTGATCTCTGAGGACAACGAGTCAATGGCGATGGCAATCCTTCGGTCTTACTCGTAACCAACGTTCCGAAAAGATCCCCATGGCACAAGTTGTCATGGGGATCTTTTTTTTGCCCAAGTTCACCTACATCACTGAAAAGCACGTCACAGGATCATCGGAGAGGGGACAGAAGAGCAGCACATGGATGAGGAGAGCCTCCATCCGAACAATGGCATATCTCGATATGAACCATTCCATTGTGAAGTGCCACGTGGAGTATTTCGCCCAGCACATCACCACTCAATTCATCTATCAGGAGGAGGGATGAAGGGAAGGAATGCATGAATGAATCGGTCATTGGTGAGTGCATGCATGTGCAGTGAGATATCAATCACTGGAGTGCCGGAACCAGTGCAAATGCTCCCCTAGCATCCCAATGTCGTGCTGACCCACCGGAATAGACCCACGTCTAGCCCGCCAATGCCACGTGGAGTGATGCTTATCGCCCCTCATCCCTAGATCCCTCTGAGAAGCGTCAGGATGCCATAGGAGAGGAGCAAAGGACGATTCCCTATGAGTAGGCGTATCTGCCTATCAAACGCTCCTAGAGGCTCCTATTGAGCCATTGAGGGTTGTGCCCATATGACACAAGGGATTCGCCCAAAGTCTCAACCATCCACTAACCCTACAGTATAGGTAGAGGGTTGATGGGTGAACTCTCTAGTGAGGGTTGAGGGTTGAGGGTAGACCCCCCACCCTTAAGTAGAGGTTGAGGGTTGCGTGGGGAGGAGGGCCCACCCCCCACTAAGCACCAACCCACCAGATAGACCCATCCCAAAAAATTGCACACACACAAATTTGCCCTAGATAGGCTTATTTGGTTATTCTTCTTCCCAACTATGGGTAGTATCCAAGTGTTGACGCTTAGGTACCCGTTTTCCCGTACTTTTTGCCCAAGCGTCCCCATCATCAGTTCTATCTGGTGAATGTTTAGGTGGTTGTACCCCACGGGTGGTCTTAGCCACTTCATGTGCATAATTGAACATTCCAGTGGCTACACCTTCTCTACGGTAGTTTCCCTCTACAAAGATGTCCGATATGCGGTTATTACCCTTGGAGTACCATTCCAAGTTACCTACATAGTCACCATCATTGGTTTCAGCAACTACTTTGTGCCTAGTCTCTTTACCAATTGGTGACTTAGGGTTACCCTTTTCAAACCTAAATTGGTAGTTACTCAGGCTCTCGTGTGCTGGCATTATTTCACCTTACGTATGACTTTGTAGCCTTTGGTATGACTTAGTGCTGCGTAGTCGCCTTCTTCAGCGCCCTCGCCCTCGTCTTCTTCCCATTCTACATC